CCCGGTGCAGGTTTGACCGAATGAATCTGTCAAAAACCATCCAGCAGCAGGCACTGGAGCACGCCAAGGCTGAGTTCCCTGTTGAATCCTGCGGGCTTGTTGCTGTCATCAAAGGACGCAAGCGGTACTTTCCATGCCGCAATCTGGCAGAAACCCCAGATGAGCACTTTGTTTTGGATCCGCTGCAGTACGCCGAGGTTGAGGATCAGGGCGAAATCGTGGCGGTAGTCCATAGCCATCCCAAGACCAACCACGCTCCATCACAGGCAGATCGTGTGGCGTGCGAAAAATCCGGGTTGCCCTGGCATATTGTGAATCCCCAGACCGAGCTGTGGGGCTACTGCGAGCCTGATGGATTCGAGCTGCCCTACGTTGGGCGTGAGTTTGTGTTCGGCATTGTTGATTGTTACAGCCTCTGCAGGGACTGGTACAAGCGGGAGTTTGGGCTGGATCTGAAGGACTACGACCGCCGCGATCAGTTCTGGCTCAAGGGCGAAAGCCTGTACATGGACAACTTCGCCAAGGAGGGCTTCCACCAGATACCACTGGATGAGCTGCAGTACGGTGACGCCATCTTGATGCACATGGAGTCATCGCTGCCCAACCATGCGGCGGTGTACCTGGGCGATCAGTTGATGATCCATCACCTGCAAAGGCGGCTCAGTAGCAGGGATCTATACGGCGGTTATTATTTGAAGAGCACTGCCTGCGCCCTTCGGCATGAAAGTCGTTAAGGTCTACGGCGCACTCCGCAAAAAGCTGGGGCAATGCCGTTTTGAATTTGATGCAGAAACGCCCGCGCAGGCATTTAAGGCGTTGTGTGTCAACTTTCCTGGGCTAGATACGTGGCTATTGAATAGCGAAAAGGATGGCGTTAGCTATCGAGTGAGTATCGGCAAAGAGAAGATTGATGAAAACAATGCAGTGCTTGCCCTTTGCCCATGGAGTGAACGTGAGGTCTTGAGTATTACTCCAGTGCTCGCAGGTGCTGGAGGTAATAGCGCCGCGCAAATCGGCATCGGTTTTGGCTTGGTTGCGCTCTCGTTTTTGCTGCCTGGTGCTGGTTTGTTCGGCACAACCGGTTTGTTTGGTGCAGGAGCGGCGGCTACCACTGGCACGGCTGGTGCATTAACTACATTAGGCGTTGCTTTAAGTGGTATGGGCGCAGCCTTGGTTTTGGGTGGCATTGCGCAAGCTATCTCGCCTGCTCCAATAATGTCCTCAGCATCCATGAATCCTATGGAGCGTGGTCGTGAAGCAGCAAAAATGGAGTCATTTACCTTCAGCGGCATTGTCAATACTGCAAAGCAAGGATTACCCGTGCCCATCGCTTACGGGCGTTGTTTTGTAGGTTCCGCTGTCCTCTCTAGTGGGCTTGACGTGGATCAACAGATATGACACGGATTGTTGGTGCTGGTGGCGGCGGTGGTGGCGGCGGTTGCTTTTTAGGGCATACCCTGATCGCCACACCAAGCGGTGAACGCCGCATTGATGAACTGCAGCTAGGTGATCTGGTCTGGAGCTTTGACCACGACGGCAAAATTCATGAAGCTGCAGTGCTCAAGGTCCACGAGCACCACAACGAACCTGTCACCAGCTACATGCTCTGGGGCGGTCAGATTCTTGACGCTACGCCAAACCACTGGGTACTCAACCAGTTCAATGCCTTTGTCGAAATTGACACCCTTGGCACAGATGACTGCCTAGTTGACCACAACGGGCACCTGCGCCCCATCGTCAGCAAAACAAACGCGGGCACTGGCACTGTCTACAACCTGACGGTTGAAGGGCACCATACCTTTATTGCTGCTGGTATCCGTGTCCATAACGCGGGTCTTGGTCTTGGCATTGCAGGTTCTGGTGGCGGCGGTGGAGGTGGTGGTGGTAGCAAAGGTGGTGGCGGTGGTGGTGGTCAAAGCCGTACACCAACAGAAGCTGACGATTCACTGCAATCTGTTCAGTTCGGCAATGTGCTTGACCTGTTATCAGAAGGCGAGATCCAAGGCATTGAAAATGGCAACAAGGGTGTTTTTCTATCAGGGACACCAGTTCAAGATGCTGCCGGCAACAACAACTTCTCGGGTTTTACAATCGTCACCCGCAATGGCACACAAGCCCAAGCCTATATCAGCCAGCAGGTTGGAACAGAAAGGGAAGAAGCCGTCAACGTAGAAGTTGTCAAGGCGACACCAATTACCCGCACAATTACAGATACAGATGTTGACCGCGTGCGCGTCACGCTACAAGTGCCGTCACTGCAATTTATTCTAGACAATGGCGATATTGTTGGTAATAACGTGAGTATAGAAATCAAAGTTCAGTACAACGGCGGCGGTTATAGCACTGTGGTCAGTGATACCATTAGCGGCAAAACTAGCAACTCGTATCAGCGTGATTACATGCTGACGCTGAGCGGGGCGTTTCCCGTTGATGTTCGCGTAGTACGTGTTAGCGCTGACGAATCATCAGCCAAGCGTCAAAGCCAGACATTCTGGTTCAGCTATACAGAAATCATTGACGAGAAACTGCGCTACCCCAACAGTGCATTATCATTTTTGCGCTTTGACTCTCGACAGTTTGACTCAATCCCAACACGCAAATATCTAATTCGTGGCATTAAAATCCAACTGCCATCCAATGCGTCTGTAGACACCACAACGCATATTGGGCGTGTCACATATGCTGGCGTTTGGAATGGTACATTCAGCGCAGCAACATGGTGTAATGACCCAGCCTGGTGCCTGTGGGATTTGCTGACTAACACACGCTATGGCGCCTCTATCCCAACGAGCAGCCTTGACAAGTATGACTTCTTTGCAATCAGCCAATATTGCAACACGCTAGTTGACAACGGCAAGGGCGGGCAAGAACCACGCTTCTCCTGCAACCTGCTAATTAACAGCCGTGATGAGGTCTACAACGTCATCCAAGAGATGACCAGCCTATTTCGTGGCATTGCATATTATGGCGCCGGGTCGCTGGTATTACAGCAAGACAAGCCCACCGACTCGCAATATCTGCTGGGTCCAAGCAATGTCATAGATGGTTTGTTTGTTTATAGCGGCACATCACAAAAAGCACGTCACACCTGCGCGACCGTTGCTTGGCAGTCTTACGACACCTTGGGCGAGGTTGAGTACGAATACGTTGAAGATCAAGATGCTGTCGCTAAATACGGCATCATCAACAAAGACATCAAGGCGCTGGGTTGTTATAGCCAAGGGCAAGCCCGCCGTGCCGGTAAATGGGCATTGCTAAGCGAACAAAACCTTACCGAAATTGTTACCTTCTCCGTTTCAATCGACAGCGGCATCATCCTGCGTCCCGGCATGGTGATTGACATAGCCGACCCGTTGAAAGCTGGCTCACGTCGCAGCGGTCGCGTTAAATCCGCCACCACAACCGCAATCACGATTGACAGCAGCACTGACCTGACCGTCAACCTATCCAACAGCCCAACAATTTCGGTGTTGATGCCCACGGGCTTGGTGGAAACTAAATCTATCAGCAGCATCAGCAGCGGCGTTGTAACCGTCAGCAGCGCTTTTAGCGAAGCACCAAATGCCAACACAATCTGGCTGGTGCAAACAACTGATCTGCAATCCCAGCAATATCGCGTGTTGAATGTTGCTGAAGCTGAAGACGGCATCTACGGCGTAACCGCCTTGGAATACAACAGCAGCATTTACGCAGCAATCGAAGCGGATCTCAAGCTAACTGAGCGTGACATCACCAACCTATCCGCTAAGCCAGCCGCACCAAGCAGCATTTCAGGCACGGAATATCTATATCAAGACGGGCAGAACGTCTTCTCTGGCTATGACCTGGGCTGGATCAGTCCGAAGCAGCGCGTCAATGAGTTTCGTGTGAAGTGGCGCATTGATAACGACAACTGGAATCAAGCCAATACAACATCACCATCACTGCAAATTAAAAATACACGGCAGGGTCGGCTATATGTTCAAATTACAGCAGCAAATTATCTCAACAAAGTAAGCGACATTGCTGTCGCTGAATTTGAGTTGGTTGGCAAAACAGCAGTGCCAGGCAATGTGCAGAATCTTACCTTTGAAGCCATCAACAATAACTCCGGTCGTCTGCGCTGGACTGAGACCGTTGACCTTGACGTAAAAGTCGGTGGCAAAATCCACATCCGCCACAGCAGCCTTACCGATGGCACGGCAACTTGGAGCAACAGTGTTGACCTGATCCCCGCTAAATCCGGCAGCTCTACCGAGGCAATCATCCCGCTTGTGGAAGGCGAGGTCTTGGTCAAGTTTGAAGACGATGGCGGCCGCCAGTCAACGACTGAAACCAGCGTGATCATTGATTTGCCCGATGCTCTGGGCAATCTTCTCGTGCAATCACGGCGAGAAGATGCCGACACGCCGCCCTTCCAAGGCAGCAAGACCACGGTGTTCTACAGCGAGGAATACGACGCGCTCACGCTGGATGGCACTGCTCTGCTTGATTCGATAGCTGATTTTGATGCGATAACAGCGTTTGATGTGACTGGCGATGTAGCCAGTAGTGGCACTTATTCCTTTGCTAATACGCTTGATCTCGGCGCTATTTTTGCACTTGACCTGCGCCGGTATTTTGTCACCCGTGGTTACTTCCCGTCTGATCTGATTGACTCGCGCACAAATACTGTTGATGACTGGAGTGATTTCGATGGCGGCATCACAGACAAGGTAAATGCAAAACTGATGCTACGGATGACAAACGATAACCCTGCCGGCACACCAACCTGGAGCGCCTACCAAGAGTTCGTGAACGGTGCCTTCCGCGCTCGTGCCTTTGAGTTCCGTGCTGATTTGACCAGTTCTGCTGTTGACCAGAACATCCTGGTAGACGAACTGGGTTATGACGCGACATTCCAGCGCCGTACAGAAAATAGCGATGGTGTCATTAGCAGCGGCGCAGGGGCAAAGGTCATCACGTTTGCCAATCCCTTCTTTGTAGGCACCGCAAGCCTTGGCGGATTAAATGCATACCTGCCTAGCATCGGCATCACTGCTCAGAACATGGGTTCAGGCGACTTCTTTGAGGTCACCAGTGTCAGCGCCACAGGATTTACCGTCACGTTCAAGAACTCAGCAGGAACTGCGGTCAACCGTAACTTCAACTGGAGTGCGGTCGGTTATGGCAGGGGCGGTTAAAGTAGGACAAACACTGCCGTCAAGCGGTCTGGCTCATGGCACAAGCTGATTACATCGTAAGTAATGGCACCGGCGCGGCTGTACGTTCCGATCTCAACGGTCAGCTCGCTGCCATCGTCACCAACAACAGCGGCGCCACCGCACCAGCTACCACCTACGCGTACCAGTGGTGGGCAGATACGACAACCAATACCCTCAAGCTCCGCAACAGCGCCAATAGTGCCTGGATCGAGATCATGCAGCTCGACGGCACGTTGACGATGGAGGACGGTACGGCGGCACTGCCCGGACTAGCCTTCCGCGACGACCTCGACACAGGCATCTTCCGAGCGGGCACCAATCAATTTGCAATTACTACGGGTGGCACGGCACGAGTCACGACTAGCACCACTGCCGTTACGTCAGCTCTCCCTGTTGATGTTCTGCTGGGTTCTGCTTCTACTCCTAGTTATACCTTTACCGGCGATCTTAATACCGGCATTTTTTCGCCCGGCGCAGACCAAGTAGCCATCAGCACTAACAGTGTTGAACGCCTCAAAATTGGCACTAGCGAGGTGGTGTTTAATGATGCAGGAAATGATATTGACTTCAGGGTTGAAGGCGATACAAACGCTGATCTGTTCAAGATTGACGCTGGCACCGATACTGTTATTGTCGGTGGTAAATATAATATCCTTAAAGGCTTTAATCGCCGTCCACCACTTCATCGTGGTCCGTTATTTACAAAAACAACTGCTACCACACTTAGCGTGGTTGCCGACTGCTCGCTAAACGGCTTCTTCTATAGCTCCGCCACGGCTGTGACGATGGGCACCCATACCAACAACACGGATATGGCGATCTGGCAGCACCCAACCAGTGGGGCATTGGTCAGTGACGCGAGCTTCACTACGGCACCAGCAGGAGCTGCGGGTGGCTCAATCGTTGGTGGCTACCACTACATTCCTAGCGGACGCCCCACTGCAGTGAATAGCGGCAGTCCGACATCAGCGGCTGAGATCCTGGAATACAGCATCTGGGATTTGACCTGGCGACCTGAGTGTCCTGACCCTCGTGGGATGGCAAACATTGATGGTCGGTTCTGGTGTGACCTTTACCTATGCGGCTCAACCAGCTTTGCAGGCACTGATTTCAGCGCAGTGCCATCCAGCAGGATTGGTCTCACCATCGCTGATGACAGCAGCCCACCTAAAATCCCTAGCTTCTACGGCGGCAACGGCAGTACGGCTTACACGCTAATCGGCGGCAACAACCCCGGTTCTTGGTATAACTTTTTTGAGGTAGCACATAGTTTTGGCAAGCGGCTGATGTTCAGCTGGGAGTTCCAAGCCGCCGCATTTGGTGCGCCTGAAGCCGGCAGCCGTGGTTCTGATCCCGGCACCGTGCAGTGGGAGCGGCAAAGCAAATGGGGGCTGGCACAGGCCACAGGGACGCTGTTTATCTGGGGCATTGAGCGCGTTGGCATTTACACCAGCGGCTTTAACACCAACACAGGTGGTCGAGGCACGGAATATGCCGACGCCCCTCGCGCCGTCCTCCTGGGTGGCGGCTTCTCCGTCGGGGCTGATTCCGGGTCTCGGGCCGCCTACTGGAGCGTCGTTCCATCGAGCAGTAGCAACCTCATCTCGGCGCGTTTTGCCTGTGATCACCTTATCTGCGGATAGTCACCATGACATTCATCAACACTGCTACCGATCTTGCGGCAACAGAAGCTAGCCCTGAGCGCACTGCGTTCTTGCAGAACCTGCTAAACGATTACACCATCTTCGATGATGCAGAGTATCCCGAGGGCTATGACCGTCAGTTGCAGCCCGGTGACGAAGGTTATGTGGTCCCGGTGCTGCGGCAGGAATGGAACGCTGGGGCAGCGGCAGCTTGGGGATTTGACAGCCGTGAGGCGATTGAAGCGGTGCTCTGATGCCGGTCAAGTCAAAAACCGCGCTAGGGCGCATTGAGTTCAAGCCCGGCAAACCCAAACGCACTCGTCAAGGGCAGGGGCAACACAGCCTTCCTAGCCATGGACGCAAGAAGATGCGCGGTCAGGGCAAGGGCTAATGGCTGGCACTATTGCCATAATGAGAGCGAAGCCAGAGCCTAGTCGTGGTTGAAATCCTAGCCGCCATCACGGGTGCCTCAATCAGTGTGGCAGCGTATGCGTTCACCGGCATCGCACGGCGCAACGCCCAAAGCCATGATTCCGTGCTGCGCCTGACCATGGCGGTGGAATCCGTTGCCTCAAAGATGGAAGAGCTGCACCTGGACTTTAAGTCTCAATCGCGCGAGGTCTTTGGACGGCTAAACCAGATGGAACAGCGGTTAGCCAAACTGGAAGCAAAGTTCTAACCTGAGGTGTCTGCCTCTTTTGTATGACCACCGAACAGCTCGCCATCGCTGGCGTTGTCGTTGCCGCCGGTTCTGAGATCATCGGCATGTCGCCACTGAAATCCAATAGCTGGGTGCAACTGCTG